AGACCAAAACCCACAGCAATCTGCTGCGCAAACTGCAACGTCCACTTTATCCCTGCAAGAACAGGTCGCCTGTATTGCTCAAAAAGCTGTAGCAATCTGGCCAAGCCTCGGGGAAATGCAATTAAGCGCACAGTCGGAACCTTTTACGCCCGTTACTCCGAGCGAATCAAAAGCGATAGACGAAACCGCTATGCGTGCGATAGCGACTATCGCAAACGGGTTCTTGCGCGAGTCGCAGCAAGAAAGGCACACCCCGTGCGGCAGCCTTGCAGTGTCTGCGGTAACCCTCGGTCAGACAGGCACCACGACGATTACAGTCAGCCTCTCAAGATTAGGTGGCTTTGTCGGAAGTGCCACATCAAGCATCACTCCGTTGAGCTTGGGACATGGGGAAGCGGGTTGTCGCATTAAATACTGCGCCAAGGCCAGCAAGGCGGACAGGGATGAAGGGTGCGACGGTTTCCGCACCGTGAAGCATACTACAGGCCTATGCAAAGAAGAGAATACGGAACTGGCGGAATCACTGCAAAAGGCTATGTGCGAATCAATCGTGAAATGGGACATCGACGAGTCTGGCGCAAGTATCACGGGCCTGTGCCAGTTGGCTTCTTTATCCACCACGTTGACGGAAATAAGCAAAATAACGACATCACAAATTTGCAGCTTGTTGACGCCCTCACGCACAAGAGAATCCACAGCGGATGCGAATTGCGAAACGGAACATGGTGGAAGCCCTGCCGGAAATGCAATCAGTTCAAACCAGTCAGCACCGAGTACTACGAACGCAAGCCGAGCGGAATCAGTCCATGGTGCAAGTCATGCTGTGTCAAAAATGCTGTCTTCAATAAGCGACGGCGCAAATTGGATTCCGGCGAGTAATTTTCATGCCACCGTCAAACCCACCGCCCTCATGCGCTACCTCTGCCGACTGGTGACACCGCCCGGCGGCGTCGTGCTCGATCCGTTCATGGGGTCGGGCAGCACGGGGAAAGCAGCCATTGCCGAAGGCTTCCGCTTCATTGGCTGCGAGCGTGAAGCGGAGTATCTGGACATTGCCCGCGCGCGGATTGAAGCGGCAGTAAACGAACGGGCGCAGGAGTTGCCGCTTGCCGCCAGTTGACACGCCCCGCTTCCCGCGTATCCTAACAGAAACCGACTGCCGTTTAGAACCCGGCAGGTAAACGGAAAACAACTTGGCTCCCAGTGCCGCAGAAATGCGGGGTTCTACACTGGGGGCCTTCTTTTTGCCCATGCATTGGCTCAATATCGAAATCATCCGGACCCAAGGACCGGAGTACACGTCAGCGGAATCCGCCCAGCAACTGGCATGGTTCCACCTGCTTCTCTACTGCGCGCAGCAGGAAAACGGGGGCGTCATCCGTGGCGCGGCGGAGTTCACCGATCGGCAGTGGCAGCGGCTGATGGACGTGGAGGGCGCAACCCTGCGCACAAAATGCGCACTCTGGACTTGGGACGCCGAAGGCAATCTGGTCGTGTGGGAATATCCGGAAAAACAGGAGCAAGCCGTTCAAGCTAAACGGGAAGGGGGCCGCAAGGGTGGGCGCTCGCCAAAGTCTCCGGCAAGCTATGCTTCAAGCATACCTTCAAGCATACCTTCAAGCATACCTTCAAGGAATGCTTTAACGAAAGAGAAAGAGGAAGAGGAAGGGGAATTGAAAGAGGAACAGAAACAGGAATCGGAATCAGTACTCGCAACTGTATCTGCATCGCCCCGCAAGCGGAGCGACGCACGACCGCAAAGCGCCATGGATGTCGTGACTTACGGAATGACCCTTGAGCCAGCACTGCCACCCGTCGAAGCCCAGCGCTTCTGGGACTACTACGAGAGCAACGGGTGGCGAGTCGGGCGCAATCCCATGAAGGACTGGAAAGCCGCTGTGAGGAACTGGCAGCGCAACGCATCAATCGCAACCCCACCACAAAATGGAAACCATAGCCGACCGAATCGCACGTCTAGCCGAAACGGCGAGGGCTTCACGCTCTCAGAAGAGCGCAGAGCATGGCTCAACGCCGACAAGCTCGACGGACCTGAAAGCCATCGAGACTGAGCTTGCTTCGTTCCACGTCCTAACGGATCCCGTCCTAACGAAAATGCGCCACATCGCAGCCCGGTACGTCCGCAGCGTCCGCGAGAGCCGCCCGCCGTGCTGGCTGACGCTCTGGGGCGCAAATGGCAAAGGGAACGGCACCGGGAAGACGCACTTGGCTAGGCTCATCGCGGAAGCCGTCAGGATGCACCTGCCAGCCACCCCGCCGACCTGCTTCCTCAACTGGCCGAACCTCTGCACCCGCAAGCAATCCGGAGGCGATGTCACGCACAAGCTGGGCTTTGCTAGGGAGGCGGGCCTGCTTGTCATCGACGACGCAGGGGCAGAGCATCAGACGGAATGGACAGCTTCCTATCTGCTCGACTTGCTCAACGTCCGCATAGGCAGGTGGACCGTCATGACGACCAATCTGTCCCCGGCGCAGTGGAGCGACCGGGACCACCGGATTTCCTCCCGACTGCATCGCCATGGGAGCTACCTGTTGCAGTGCGAGACGGCAGATTGGAGCGAACGAAACGAAAAACCGATTGACAACCAGCAGAGCAACGCCACCGTTGCCGCACCCTAACAAATGAGCGAGACACCATGTCAACCAAGCCAGCAAGAAAACGGCCACCTCGTGACCGACCCTGCCGACATTGCAACGGAAACGGCCACGTCGAATCCGGAACAGGACACTACGGCGAGCAAGAGGGAGGAAGTAAGCCAGTTTTCGCCCCATGCCCGCAGTGCGGAGGGACTGGGCGCGATGAATAGCACAGAAACCGCGCCAAACGCCACGCAGAGCGCAGATAGCGGCGCGCCCGCTGTCACCACCCTAACGGAACCAACCCCGCCGGAAAATGGCGTTTACGCGGCAACCGGAACCGAGGCCGCAGTCTGCGCTGACATCGCGGAACGTCAGCGGCGCGGAATCGCCAAGTATGGGACAACGGTGATGGCTAACGATTTGCCGTTTCTCGCGTGGCTCACTCATTTTTACCAAGAGTTGCTGGACGCGGCGGTGTATGCCAAACGGATGATTCATGACCACGAAAACCAGAAACAAAATCAAGACGACGCTGGCGCTGCTGGCGTACTGCATCGGAATCCCACTCTTCATCCTAGCATACCCGACGCTGTACCGATTCGGGATCTTGGTGGAGCGGGGAATGATCCAACTGCTTGCCCCGGACCTGCTGCCCGCCCTCGCAAACCCGGCGGCGGACGCAAGCCGCTCGTCTGCCCCTCCTGCGGAGGCGTCAAAACCATTGGAAGCTCGATGAAGGACGGCGTGCCCATCAAGCGGTGCAAGGTCTGCGGACACGTGCACAAAAGCTACCCCCACCTCGCCAATGCCGCGAAAGCCGCGCCCTAACTGGCGAGAAACTGAGATCAGAATATGCGCCTGCTGCGGAAATCCATTCTGGCCATCGCCAACAACCAGATGGGAGCGATGGGAAAACCGCACGCACTGCGCAGCCTGCGCCCCAACCGTCGCCAGATGGACCGACAAGAGGTTCATCAGCCCGACGAAGCGGGGGCGCTAACAATCTCCCTCATGCTGTCCGCTCCGGCTCGTGTTGAGCAGGCGGGGCATCCTAACAACCAGTAGAAAGGCCAGGAGTGACGAAAAACACCCCGAGGAAGCATGAGGGCAAACTGTCCCACTAACCAAAACCGAAATGAAACGAACCAAGAAAGAACTAGCCGAAAGAAAAGCCAAGGCCGCGGAAATCGCGGCACTCTACGCCACCGTGGCAAACGGGGGAAGGATGCAGATTAACATTGGCAAAAACGAACCAGGCCTCACGGATTGGATTGAGGACGACGGACCCGGCCTAAGTTGCGACCTGTCCTATTACCGCGTAATCCCCTCCCCCAAGAAGCCATGAAGCTCGCCCTAGTCACCCTAACACTTGCGATGCCGTCTTGCATCAGCACGGTGCCGCTCACGCTGTCAGGCAGCTACATCCTCCCCGGCGGAAAGGGCGTCGTCGCCATCAGCATCCCTTTGCGCCCAGCACTGCCGCAGCCGCAGCAGGTCACGGAGCCGCAAGCCGAACTCTTTCCGGAGGCAACGAAATGACAACGGACCAAATGATTGTCTTCGGCGAAGCGTGGGACGACACCGCCGCGGAAGTCCACGCTAACGCAAAGGCGAAAGGCTTCTGGGACAAGGAACGCAACGACGGCGAAGCGCTGGCGCTCATCCATTCCGAGGTGAGCGAAGCACTGGAAGCGCTCCGCAAAGGCAACCCGCCGGACGACAAGATTCCGGCTTACTCCGGAGCCGAGGCGGAGCTTGCTGACGTCGTCATCCGCATCATGGACCTAGCAGCAGGACGAGGCTGGGACATTGCCGGCGCAATTACCGCAAAGATGCTCCACAACGCCGGACGGGAACGGCTGCATGGAAAGGAGTTTTGATATGGACGAGCAAATCAACACAGACAACGCCGACACCCTCAACGCCGCATTGCGGCTCATTGCCGACATCCGCGAGGCAGCAGGAGACCCCGAGGGCAAGCTGATGCAGGACGAGCTGGTGGAGAGGATCCGCCGGATGCGGAAGGCTCTCGAAAAAATACAAGCACTCCCAGTTGTTAGACATTTAGCCGAAGAAGCACTCAAATGACCCAGCAACAAATCAAAGACATGCAGACCCGCATCGGAGTCGTCGCTGACGGCTTCTGGGGTCCGCGCTCCATCGCCGCATGCAAAGCGCACCTGATGCGGATGATGCCAAAACCGAACCCGTGGCCCGCGACAGACCAGCGGAGCCTGCAACGGTTTTATGGGAGTCCGGGCGATGAGTCGCGGCTGTGCAACCTGCCAGTTGGAAAGCTAGGCATCCAGTACGAAGGGATGCCAGTACGATTCGTCCGTTGCCACTGCAAAGTAGCGGACTCACTGGAGGCCGTCTTGCAAGAACTGTCCGCTTCCCGGTGGGCGTACATCCTAAAGCAGTACGAAGGGTGCTACAATAACCGCCCGATGCGCGGCGGCTCACTGCCGTCATTGCACGCACGAGGCGCCGCCATCGACTTCTGCGCCGCCACCAACGGCAACCAGACCGCATGGCCCGCCCGCGCCACCATGCCGCTCGAAGTCATGGAGATCTTCGCCCGCCACGGATGGGTCGCGGCGGGGGCGTTCTGGGGTCGTGATGCCATGCATTTCCAAGCGACGAGACCATGAAAAAGCCAGCCACCAAGGCCGTGCGCAAGCAGGCCAAGAAGACCGCCAAGTGCCCGCGATGCAACGGGCAGGGGTTTGTTGAGACGCCGAGCGCAATCAACCCCGGCAGGACGTTCCGGGTCATTTGCACGGCGTGCAATTGATTTGCATCGGGTGCAATTGATGCGCCCGAGAACCGCAACAGAAACGCGATTGCAACCGCCAAATCCTAACGGTATCAGGGAAACGAAAAGCGTAAAGCACCCGCAAACATGAAAGGCCCGCAGAACACCCTATTCCACCGCGTCAGTAAGGCCGGGTGACTGGATTCCCCCATGGAGCGGTTCCGCGCAGGCGAGACGCTGGCGGCAGTAGCGGCATGGCTGACTGAGCAGGGCATCCAGGCCGACATTGCCCAGACTCATCGCTTCAAGAAGGGGCATTACGACGACTGGACTTTTGAAAAGGCAGGCATTGACATCAAGTCAGAGGATACCAACGACATCAACCTTGACACCATCAAACGCCTGTCAGTGATCCTCAATCAGGAGTCTCGGGGCTTGTCCGGTGGAGCGGAAATCTCCCGCTTCGTCCAGACGTTCGCCCGGTTCCATGAAATCCTCATGTCCCGCAAATCCGACATGCGCGCCGAGCACGACGCACGCCGGAAGATGGCAATGCGGATACTGGACATGCTGGACTCCGAAGAACGCCTTGCCAAGGTCAAGGACGCGGACAGCCAAGCCCGAGCCGAGGGACTGGAAGCGCGAATCGCTAACATCAGCGAGCGCATCTGGGGCGATGTCTTTGGCAAAGCGGCTTAACAATCACATGGACACACAACCGAAACCACATGAAAACCATACTTGAGCAGATTGAAGAGCGCCGAGACATGCACCCAGAAGCGCAGATCGCGTCCGCCGTGGAGGTCGCAAAGAGCATGGCTTGGCAAAACAAATGGGGGCATATGCGGACCGCTCCATTTTCCGAACACAAATCCGGATCGCTTTGCCTGCGGTACATTGACGACGCCGACCAAATCCTGATTTTCCTCGTTAGGAAAAACGGCGATGTGGTTGCTTCGCTGCGACCGAAACCCGGAATTGAAATCACCCTGCGCCAAGACGGTCAGTGCGAGGGGTTCGCGCCCGCGAATCAGCACGAACCCGACAAGGTGCCGCTTGATGTCTGGGTGCCGCTTGTCGCCGCCTACGACATCGCACGCGATTTCGAGCCGATGCCGTCATGAAACCAGACACCCACTTCCGTTACGCAGGACGACCGCCATGCACAGCAAACGACACCGACGCGAGCGGCAGCGAAGAGCCGCTATCAAGTTCCGGCGAGCATTCCGGAGGGACATTGAGGACAACGGCGGGATCCTGCGAGTCCCTGACAGATTCCGGAACTACGTCGCAATGTGCCGATGGTTCGCCAAGGCGGAGAGGCAGGCCCAGAAAATCACCAAGCCATGACTGAGACCGAGCAGGAACTGAGAGACAGGCACATGATTGTTGCCAAAGACGGATTGCTGCGGTTCATCCCGCCGCCGGGGTCTGCGTACTCCGAAGATGAGCTTGCGAGGATCGTGGCGTATATGTGCCGCGAAAACACGAAGAGAATGATGAACAAAAATCACCCTAACCAACCAACCAAATGACCGAGACAACCAACACAGGCAAGACCACAATCATCGAGCCGTTTCCTTGTAGCACCCTGCCGCCACCACCGAAGCCTGCGGACATTGCTGCGGCTGGCGAGTTCTTCCGCGACGCCGTTAAGAAACTGCTTCAGTGGTACGCAGGCAACGCTTTGTTCTTCGCTGGCGGCAACAAGGCGGCCCAGCTGGAATCCGCCGTCAACGGAGCCAAGAAAGGAATCAGTGAGTGGGAGTCGGCTAACGCGGGGCAGTTGCCATGAGCAAGAAACCAAAACCCAAGAAAGCGCCACGGGTGCTAGTGCTGACCGCCAGCAACCCGCCAGTGAAGCCAGGTTTCTCGGGAGGGCCTTGGTTCTTCTGACATGACCATTACATGACTGATACCCCACAAGACAAACCACTGTCGGAGATGTCCGCCGACGAGCTAATCCAGTGGCTTGAGGCCCGCGGATTCGGCTGGTCTCTGGACCATACCGGGCACCTGATTGAGGCGAGGATATGGGATTGGCCTAACGTCGTGGGACGATACCGCCCCGCAAAGGTTGAGCCGATGGCCGATATGCTGCGCTGCGCGATTGTTGCAGCATGGAGCCCTAGCCCCTAACAGTTAGCAATGCCCGCACTCAAGCTCCGCACGTATCAGCTTCCCGTCTTCCTCTTCCGGGGGAAGTTTCTGTTAGTGGAGTTTGCTAGGCAGACAGGGAAGAGCTTCACCATGGCAAACTGGGCGGTCGCTCGACTACTTGAGCGACTGTCCAGACCAGAGGTGCGCAACTGGCTGATCGTCGTCATCAGTAACAGCAAGAGCAACGGCATCGAATTCGGGCAGAAAATCAGCGATGTCCTTGAAGCCGTCCGCGAAGCTGACGCACAGATTCGCGGGCAGTTGGAGTCATTCACGCGCGAGGAACCGGAACGGGTGACGGATGAGGACAGGGCAATCCTGTCAGGTGCGCCGATTGAGATTGAGGACTTCGCGCAGCGAATGGAAATCAGGCTTTCCGGGAAGAAGGGGCGCATCATGGTGCTGGCTGCATCCCCGAGAACCGCCCGCGGATTCTCTGGGGATCTGGCACTTGATGAGTTCGCCCACCATGAAAACGCTAACAAAATCTGGGACGCAGCGGAACCGATAGTCAGCGCCAACCCGGAATATCAGGTGCGCATCGCCAGCACCCACAACGGCATCGGCACGCTCTTCCACCGATGGGTGCAGGACGGGAGGTTTCCAGTCGCCAGCATCAAGCGCAGCGAGGCGTGGAACATGGGGCAAGGATCGGAGCGGCATCTGCGGGAGTTCGCTGACCGCTGGGAGAGACTGGACCCAAAAGCATTCGCGGCGTGGAAGGCGTCGCCCAGGTACATGCAGGCGCAGCCGCAGGACCGGATTGTTATCGGCAGTCTGATACGCCAGCCGAAAGACGGCGAAGCGGTCCACGAAATCACGCCGGACGAAGCTGAAGCGGAAGCTGGATGGGCTAAGGCGGAGTATCGGCAAAACTACGAAAATGAGCCCTACCATGGCGACAACCTGCCGTTTCTGAGCTGGGACTTGATCACCCGATGCATGACCGCGCCCGCGTTTACCCCGGACCAGCAGGCATGGAGCGATTCCACCCTTGCAAGCCTCGCCCGCCACCACGGCAACGCCTCGCTCTACGTTGGGCAGGACTTCGCCCGAAACGGGGACTTGTCGGTGGTGTCCGTCCTAGCAGAATCCCAAGGCTCCTGCGTCCACGTTGCACGGCTTGAGATGCGGGACCAGACGACCCCGCACCAACGGCGTCAGATGGAGCGACTGATGGGAGCGGTAGGCGGACGCGTTCAGCGGGTAGTTATGGATATGACTGGCAACGGAACCGGGCTCAGTGACGAACTCGCGGAACGGTACGGGTCGCTTATTCTCCCTGTGCACTTTGCCTCCACCGTTCCCCTCGATGACGTGTTGCGGACATCGGGCGACAAACGGGCCACCATGCTGATTTCGGAGCGCATGGCAGTGGACCTGCAACGGTCAATGGAGGATGGCAAGATCGCCCTGCCCCATGACGACGCCCTCCGGGAGGACATGCGGAAACCGTGCCGCGTCATCCGTGGGAGCCGGGTGCTGGTGGCATCAGCCAAGGACTCTAACGACCACGCGGACAGGTTCTGGTCGATCGCCCTCGCGCTCCACGGCTACTTCGCTGGCAACCTCGGCGGATGGGATATGGCAGACCTGCAAGCCGTCGAGGTAGGCGAGCCGGAGTTTGACGGATTTTTCGCCCGGTGGTGACTCGCAAGAAAAACGAAAATAAGTCATTGCGCGGGTCGCGGGCTGTGCTAATCTGTCCGCGTTGCCAGCAGGCAATTAACCCTAACCACCATCACACCATGCAATACGTCATCATGTCCCGCACTTCATCAGCCGCTCTTGGAGAGCAGATCGGATCAGTAATGACCGACAGGCACCTTGCAGTCAAAGCAGCCAATGAGCTGAAGGATCGCGGAGTACTGTGCGAGGTTCACGAATTCTCAGCGCAATCTAAAGATGGGCTGTCCCGCTGCGTCCATCGGAATTGGACGCCTAAATTTAGATCAAATCTCGCTGCGCTGAGTCTCGCTTAACTATCAGCCTTCACACTGAGCCCCGCCCGAAACGGCGGGGTTTTTCGTGTCTTGACATCGGGGCGCGGCGCGGTATCGGGAGGGAGCCGCAAGTCATGAGCATTGCTCCGATGCGCGACTTACAGAGGCGAGCAATCGCCAATCCGCGGCGGGTGGCTCCATGCCGCCCTCCGAAGTCGCAGCGCTGCGCACGCTGCCGCGCCCCAGTCTGGAAATCTCCGGGCTGGGGTTTTTGCTTGCGGCGAGCGGCTGCGGTGGCACGGTGCGCCATGTCCCAACCGACCCAAATCAACGCCGACAATATCACCACCGAATACCTCAGCCTCGACAGAAGGCACCTAGCTATCTGTGTCATCGTGCACGCCATGGAGGGATGGATCCTGCGTAAATTCTGTCCCGACACCGACGGCGACTGGACATTGATGTTTTATCGCGACCCAATCAGCCTAGAGTTTCTGGCTGACCCGTCAGGGGATGTTTCGTGCGTGTTCCGCCGTGAAACGGCATGGATCCGATCGTGGGACTGGGAATCTGGGTTGCCGGATCAACTGGCGGCGCGGGTCCGCGAAGCCAAAGAGGAAGCCGAAAACCATTTCAAGGTATGACCCCTCCTAGCAAATTTACGTACCCCATCAGCAACATCCGGATCATCGACGGCGACACAATCGAGGCCGACGTGGACCTCGGGTTCCGGATCCGTCAGAGGCAAATCATCCGCCTGGCTGGCATTGACGCGCCGGAGTTGAGGGCGAAGGATCCGGATGAGCGGGTGCGAGCGAAGGCATCGAAGGCGGGGTTGGAGCGCGTCTTGATTGAGTGGCAACCATCGGAGGTACTAATGCACTCCATAGGTCTCGACAAATACGGGCGCAGCCTTGCCGTCATCTGGGCTAGCGACGGATCGGCGTGGGACGAAATCAATGCGCTGCTGGTCGAGCAGGGTCATGCCACCCCCACAGAAGAAAAACGGAAATAGTGCTGGACGACGGCGCGGGGTGTGGTAGTGCGGGGACATGAACAACACCGAATCAATCAACGCCCGCAAGAAAGCCCTCGAAAGCCAAATCTCCAATCTTGTTGGAATGCGAGTTGACCTCACGGTGCGCGGCGCTCGTTCCTTCACGTTCTCGACCTACGAAATCACGGAGCGCCTCAGCGAAGCCCTGACGAAGTTCTTCGGAAAGCTGGCGACTGTCCGCGTTGAGCATGACGAAGAGTGCGAAGGATCCTTCGCCTACGTCGAGGTTCTGTAACCCCTTACCGTTACCGACCAGCCGTCACTCCTCCGGGGGTGGCGGTTTTTTGTTGACGCCGCGCCTTGCCTGCGCTACCTGCTGGCACTGCCTGAGTGGGCGGTGTGTATTGTGAGTTCATGCGAGCGGCCCGGATTAACCCTCCGGGCCGTTTCGTTTTCCCGCTTGACAAGGGACGCTAACAATATTTGCGGGCGGCAGTGCCTAGCAAACTTCGGACCCGCTCAAAACTTGCGCAAGGCATCACTGTGCCCGCGGATAACGACGGCGGATGGGCTGGCTCCGGGTATGTGGATGCGGTGGAGCGGCTGATTCAGCCGCAGACCGCCGAAAGCATCCTGCGCGGCGCATGGGGCGGGGACATGAGTCTACAGGCTAACCTGTTCATCAGCATGATGGACACGTGGGCGAGGCTCGCGGACAACATGCGGACCGTCGAGAATGCACTGACGGGTGCGCCGTTTGACGTGCAGCCGTTCGCGGATGAGGAGGGAAACGCTTCCGACTTAGCGAAGGAGAAAGCCGAACTCGTCAAGGAAGCCTTGAAAGGCATGCGTCCCAACGCCGCACGCCGCGAACTCGGTCGCGATGGTGTGTTGAAAGCCTTGGCTCGCGGATCCGTCACCGGGCACGCCGTCCTCGAAATCCTCTGGCACCGTCGCGAAGTTGGCGGGCAAGCGGCGATTCTGCCCCGTTGCTGCGTCAATGTTGGACCTCGGTGGTACGGCTACCCTAACAACACCGGACCGCTGCAATTCCGGAATCAATTGGCGACGTGGGAGGACTTCCCGCCTAACAAGTTTCTGGTGCACGTGGTGCCTGCCACCGACGCGCACCCATCGCAAGCAGGACGCATCAGGACGCTGGTCAAATACTGGAGCTACACCACGTCAGCGTGGCAGTGGCTCTTGCAGTACACCCAGCGATTTGGCATGCCGTTCCGGTGGGCGACCTACCGGAAGGAGTCCAGCCAGGTGCGGACCGCCCTCGGGCAGATGATGCAAAACATCGGGGCGAGCGGTTGGGGCGTCTTTCCGGAAGGCACCAAGCTAGAGCTCCACGAATCTGGCGCAAATGCCAAAGACCTCCCGCAATCCTATGTCATCAGCGAGGCGGACAAAGCCTGTGACCTCGTTATCAGGGGCGAGACCGCATCAAGCGGCACCGATGGCAGCCAAGGGCTCGGCAACACTGGCGAGGTTTACGCAGGTGTTAGGCGTGAGGCAATGCAGGGTTACTGCAACGACGCCGTCGTCACGCTCCAGTCACTGGCCGAAATGGTCATCCGTCTGAACTACGGTGAGACATCGGAGATGCCCACGGTCGTCTGTGAGATCCCATCCCCGCAGGATGCTGTGGCGCTGGCGCAACGAGACGAAATCCTTGCCCGGATGGGCCTTGCAATCCCTGACCAGTTCCTCCGCGAGCGTCACGACGTTCCGGCGCCGACAGAGGGAGAAGCTACCGTTAGCGCCCCCAAGCCGCAGACGCTGACGGCAGCGAAAGCGCCAACCGATAGCAAGCTGGAAGGCGTCATTGAGCGCCTGTTAGTCGCCGGAATCCTCGGCGGCAACGCAATCTGGGAAGAGCAAGTAAAGGAGGCCGAAGCATGAAACACGAACTCGTCGCTGCGTTTGCCACTAACGAAATCAACGGAACCGCTCCGGACTGGATCATGTTTGCCCCGGCTGGAAAGCAGAGCATCCAAGCCAAGCTCGATGGCAAGCCTTCCCGGCTCACCATCACCGTAGACGCCGAGGGAGCCGCGGCACTGCAGCGAGACCTTGAAGCGCGGAAGACCGAAGGGGGGCCGCAGCCGTTTTTTGATCTGCACCACGACGCACGCGAAGCGGCAGCGTATCCACAGGAATTTGAGTGGCGCGAAGGCTCCGGCATCTGGGCACGCGTCATATGGACCCCAATGGGACTGGAGGCAACCAAGTGTGATGTCCCTAACGGAATCCTCCCGTCTGTCCGCTACTTCTCCCCACGCTGCGCCGTCGTCCGCGGCCGCATTGTCGGACTGCTTGACTCCTCTTCCGGCAATGCCGCGGGCGGACTTGTTAGTGACCCCGCCTTTGAAAAGATCGCGCCGCTCGTTGCGGCAAAACAACCAACCCCAACGAATACAATGGATAAAAAGCGACTGATGAAAGCCCTCGGCAAAGCCGAAGACGCCGAGATGGAAGACGAAGACCTCATGCTTGAGCTGGAGGCCGCTTGTGCCAGCCACATGAAAGGCAAGGACATGGAAGCAGGAATGGCAAAGAAGATGGACGAACTGACCGCATCGAAAGCGGTGGTTGACTCCGAAGTTGCCAGCCTCAAGACGGAACTGGAAGCCGCCCGCGCTGAAATCGGCAAGGCTCGCGAAAGCGCTGCCGATAGCTTCGTCAGCGAACTCGTCGCTTCCGGCAAGATCGCGCCGAAAGCCGCCAGCATCCACAAGCTCTATCGGGCTCAGTTCCTCGCCGATTCCGCCGCCGCTCTGGAAGCCGCAAAGGAATTGACCGCTGCGCATGCGCCGGACGGAAAGCGGCTCACGGATGACCAGCCTGCGAAGACCCCTGAAAACTTTGGCGAACAGCGCGCAGCGAAAGCCCGCGAACTGGTCGCCTCCAAATCTGCCCCTAATTTTGAAGCGGGGTGGGAAATGGCCGGACAAATCCTGACGGCCCAATCGTAACCAAACACCAACCTAACACAATAACATGGCTGAACCCCTGTTCGATGTGCGTCAGGACCGCCGCCCCTACACGGCGTCTGGCGCGATTACCCAAGGCATGCTCGTCACGCCTCATTCAACCGCCGACCAAGTCGTCGCGGCTCCCGCCACCGGACCCATCTGCATGGTCGCTCTTACGAGCGGCATCAGCGGATCCCGAGTGGATTGCATGCCACTTGCCCGTGGCGCTGAAATCAGGCTTCTGTCTGCTGGCAACATCACCGCCGGGCAAGAAGTTGAATTCGCCGCTACGACCGACATCGGCAAAGTCAAAGCGTTCGCTTCCGGCACCAAGGTCGGACGGGCGCAGGAAGCCGCCGCGGCTGGCGGTCTGGTCAAGGTGGTCCTCTACTAAGCCGCCGACCCTAACAACTAACAGAAAGGCCCTAACATCATGGCTACTCGCTCCGAAGCCCTCGCGGCTACTCAAAACGTGGCTCAGTTTGCGTCCGCTTACGCATCTGACACCATCGCTCAAAGCATCATGCAAGATGCCTACTTCCTGACCGGGCAACCGATCAAGACAGGACTCAACTACCAGTACGCGCAGTTTGACCGTGGCGATGGCGTCACGATCCCGGACACCCGAGCCGTCGGTAACGACCCATACGGCACCACGCTGTCATTCGGCGGCACCATCGTCCCCGGCTCACTGAAGCCGCACCGATGCGCCACCGACTGGTACGACGTGAGCGCCAACGTCACCGATCAGGACATCCTCCTGCAACTGCAAGGCGGTGTCCGACTCGCCACGCAGGCGATCGTGACTGGGCGGTTCAAGCGCATCCTTGACGCCGCTTCCGCCGCCGCTGGCGCTGCCGCTGACACCATCAATTCTGCTTCCGACGAAGCCGTTTCGAAGATTCAAGCAGTCGTCCAGACGGTCAACAAGGCCGCGGGCGGCTATGCCAATATCAACATCCTGTTCGGCTCCGATGCCTTTCGGCTCTTCTCCAACGCGGCGAAGGTCCAAGGCCGCATCACTGGCGGAGCCACCAAGGCAATCCCATCGACGCCAACGGAACAGGATGTTGCTCGCCTCATTGGGTACGGCGTGAACGTCAAGGTCACCAACGCCGTGTACAACAGCGCGGCAGTCGGTCAGACCGTGACCAACTCGTACCTCCTCGGGAGCAGCATCTACATCGCTGCCGTTTCCGCGGCCCCGAACACGCAGGACGCTTCCGCCCTTAAGTTCTTTGAGGGTTACGGTAGCTTCTCGCTCACGCCTCAGTTTGTCTCCTCGCAGACCGGACTGGAGCGGGCTTCGTGGAGCTGGTACGAAGACATCGCCGCGACCAACTCGGCCGCCATTAAGCTGGTGACCATCAGCTAACCAATTCGGCTCGGGACATAGGGCGGCGGGGGCTTTCTCGGTTTCTCCCCCGCCGCCCACTCCTGACTAACAAAATGGCTTGGAACTACCTAACGGATAAGGACGCCGCCTCACTTTTTGCTGATTGGGAGTGGCAGGCGATTTCCGCCACCGCTCGCGATTCCGGCGCTGGCGATGTCGTCCAAAAAGCGATCGACCGGACAGTTTCCCGCGTCCGGGCATACGTTAGGTCATGCGACAGAAACCAGTTAGGCCCAGCCGGGACAATCCCTGACGAAATCCATTCGGCGGCGCTTGCGTTGCTAATGGAAGACCTTGCCACCAACCTGCCAGCCTCGGGAGTCACCCTGGACGACGGCAGGCAACGGCGCATCAGCGAGGCAAAGGCGGAGCTGAAGATGATTGCCAACTGCGAGTTGGACATCGAGCAACCGACCACGCCCGCGACCAATTCCCCCGCTCCGGATGAGGGGCAATATGGGGGGAGCGACTATTACTCTTTCGATTCTATCCGATAAATGGAAGCCCGCCGAATCTCCGTTTCCCTGCGCCGTGACCCGCGAGAAATCGCGGAACGGCACAGCCAAGCCAACCCGCTTACCCTGTATTGCGAACTTGCTAGGGGCGAGGAAGTCACGGAAACGCTGGCGCTCTACGCGGAGTTGCACACCTCAAGAACGCCCGCGTCCTCGCCAGTTGCGACCGCTGGACCTGTTGCCATGACGGCGGCTTCCGTGGGTCCGTGGGAACTCGACTTCAGCGCCGCGCAAATGAACCAGACGGTCCTGCCCGGGGATGACAAGGAGTATTGGCTGGTGGTCTACGCGACCGGAGCCAGCGACCTTCTGCTGACGCTGGCGACTATCCGCCTGACGCTGGCCTACGATAACATCAGCCAAGTCACTCCCGCACCGCCCGAGCCTGCGCTGATTTTCGCGTTTCGTACAATTGCCGTTGCTGGCCAAAGCTCAATCGTTGCCGACTCGTCCGCGGACACCCTGACGATAGCTGCTGGCGACGGCATCACCCTAACAACCAATGCGGGGACCGATACCCTGACAATTTCGTCCAACGCCTCCGGAAGCGGTGACGTGGTCGGACCAGCAAGCGCCACCGACGACGCACTTGCGAGGTTTAACGGGACGACTGGCAAGCTCATTCAAAGCAGCACGGCGACCCTGACAGATGCGGGATTGCTGACTGTTTCTGATGCCAGCGTTACGGGCACCCTAACGGCTCCACACATCCATGGGAATCTTGCGGGCGCGGTCTACTCCCATATTCGCAACGAGTCAGGAGGACCCCTCGCGAAAGGCACACCTGTCTATGTGACTGGTTACTCCGTCGGGCAGACTCGGTCGCTGGTGGGCCGCGCAGACTCTGCCAGTGCCGCGACCATGCCTGCCATCGGCATCTTGGATGAGGAACTGGCAAACAACGCAAACGGGCACTGCGTCATCACTGGCATCATCGAAAACCTCGATACGTCCGGACTCGCAGTCAATGCGCCGCTCTACGTGGCGAGCGGGGGCGGGCTCACGGCAACGGCTCCGGATGTGCGAGCGCAGCCCATTGCAATCGTCGAGCGGGTCAATGTCAACAACGGCGCAATCATTGTAACTCCTGCCGCGACTAACGGAAGTCTAGCAAGTCAGTCTGCCGCTTCCGTCGCAATCACAGGCGGCAGCATCGGCGGGCTGTCATCGCTAAGTGCCGGGGCAATCACTGCATCAACTTCAGCGACGGTTACTGCAAGCACGGCAAGCACTACCACCACTACGGGAGCGCTTGTCGTGACTGGCGGGGTGGGCATCGGTGGCGCAATCAACACCGGGGCAGATGCTATCATCAACAGCATCCGCGTTGGACAAGGTGGCTTTGCTTCAGCGTCGACCGTTGTTTTTGGAAATGGGGCCGGAGCAAGCAGGACAGGAGGTGTAAACTGTGTTTTTGTCGGGCAGAACGCAGGTGCCGCTGGATCCGGGAATGACAATACAATAGTTGGCGCTTCGGCGATGACCAGCAGTGGCGGCACTCTGCAATCTTGCGTCTTTGGTCGATCCGCATTGCAAAGCGCGTCTTCGGCAAACCGTTCTTCTGTTTTTGGGTTTCAGGCGGGTCGATATTTCGGGGTCGGTGGAACGAATGCAGTGACCACTCTGACAGACTCAATCCTTATTGGGACAAATGCTAGGCCATCAACGGACAGTCAGACAAATATCATTGTCATCGCAAACGGGGCAACGAATGGGGCGATTTCTGACGGGTCAAACACAACGGTCATCGGTACGTCCAACACTACGCAGTCCCGCCTTTTCGGAGGCAATGCGCTGACAACCGGAGCCAATGGGCAAAGCACGCAGCTAGGGCAGGCAACCACCGCTTCGCCAACGCCGACCACAAGCGGCGCAACTGTAACCGTTGCTGCGCTAATTCCAGCAAACTCCATTGTCATCGGCGTGACGACTCGCGTCACGACCGCAATCACAGGAGCGACCTCGTTTGACATCGGCGACGGTACGACTGCCAACCTTTTCGGCGATGACGTGGCAGTGACTCTCGGAACCACCAGCAACAACACAATCGCGCCGACACGGTACGAGACCGCAACGAACGTCGTCCTAACGGCTAACGGAGGAAACTTCACAGCCGGCGCAGTCCGCTTAACTGTCCATTTCCTAACACTGGTAGCCCCGACAAGCTAATGCCCTCTCTCCTAACACCCGATCAACTGACCTCCGCCGAGCTACTGGACGCGACCCGCTCAAGTCTCGGCCTGCTTGCGACATCAGCCGCGCAGGCAAACCGCATGGTTTCCATCCTGCTCAATCTGGACAACAGCGCCTTGCAGGACTGGCTTAATAGCCAGCCGATGGATGACGTTTTCGAGCTTTTCGCCGACCACAAAAACAGCGGGGACGCACTCAACGCAAGCCTCGCAATCGTCGCCAAGTTAGTCACCGACTCCGGTCTGCCAGCCAATTACGTTCCGGTGGATACCCGCCCATTCCAAGAAAAACTCGCGGCGCAGGGGCGGCAAATCCAGATCGTAGACGGAGCCTTTGTTGTGTCCGTGCTTCCGGCATCCTAACCGCTTGAAATCCATGACTTCCGCGCCCATGGCGCATCAATGTTCGTAACCCTAGCACAATCGCCAATCGTGACTGACATCACCATGATTTTTGACAAGCTCGGAACTCCGGGCCTGCTTATCGGAGCCGTTTACTACATCACCCGCGAAGTGAAAAACCTTTACGACGGACGCATCAAGGCACTGGAAGCTGCCAGCATCGAATGCGAAAAAGACCGCATCGCGCTCCGGCAACTCATCATCAGCAAGCTGAGCAACGAGGACCAATCCTAACGCATGGCAGAAAACGAAGACACCCTAACGCGTTGCCTGCTCACTGCGTGCGAGACGCTGCGGGCTAACGAGTATTTCACGCCGACCGATGGCAAGCCACGGATTCCGGTGGTGGAGGACGTGAGTGGCGACATCTTTCAGGCTATTCAGCAGGCTGAAATCCGCGGGATGCTGGTAGCTGTCGGGCTTGATGCCTTCGGGGATGTTGGGAGCGGTGGATGCGTCACTGGCAGCATTTCAGTCATTGCTAGGGTGCAGGAGATTGTGGGGCAAAACCGCAGCGCCAGTGGAGTCCTAGACAACGCGGCACGGGTCGCCGAGAAGGTCGCTATGACTCTGGCAAATACAGCATGCTGCAAGGGTAGCGACGGGGCGAAGATGACCGGAGGCTCGTGGAAACTCACAGCCATCGAGCCCGCTCAAGCCCTCGGCACCGATGGCGCACCGCTTCCGCAAGGCCGCGCCTACTCTGTCCGCTTGTCAGCGACGAATTTCACGCTAACAGATTTCAACCGCCTAACACATGCGCCGAAGGCAGGCGCACCCTAACCAATACTATCTATGAGTTGCGACTGCACTGTAATTTCCGGGCCTTGCCTTGTCGGCTGGCAAAACTACTGGACCCGCACCAAGGGTGACGTGACCATCACAAAGGAAACCACACTTTCCCCCGTCACCATTGACTCGGCTGGCATCACTGACCAGCGGGTCAACCTTGTCAGGCACACCGTCAGCTTCACGCCAGCCGGGACGCTGTCAGATATGACCGTGTTTCTTGATAAGTACGCACTTGGGTCGGTTGGGGTAGTTGAGCCGCAGCCAGGGCAAAGCCTTTTCAAGTGGGCGACCCTGGCAATCACCGCTTACGCTACTGCTGACGCTGGCGCGGCTACGACCATCACTGTTTCGTCCACTGTTGGCTTTGTGGTCGGTCAGTACGTGACCATTTCCGGTTCCAACGTCGCCGGGTATAACGGCACATGGCGCATCTCGGCGGTCACTAGCTCAACTCAGCTTAAACTCGCCGTTGCCTACATCAGCAGCCCGGCAACACCCGGATCGCTTCGCTACTCCGACACGCTGGTTATTCACCCGCTTTTTGAGTCGGGCGGGACGGAGAAAATCATTACGTTTCAAAACGTTGCGCTTACGGGTCTGCCTACGCTGACGCTCAACGCGACTGATACAATCATGGGTGCCGTCACCTTTACGGCGATCTACCATCGGAGCCTAGAGGCGGATGATGCCGCATCGCTGATTGACTATCGCGCTTGGACGGCTCCGACATCAACCCAGCTCGCGTCTTTTGCGCCGGAAAGCATCAAGACCCTGCCGCCTAGAATTCGCTACGCCACCGTTAACGTTAATGCATGGACCCCGTCTGACCCAGCTCCGGCACCGTGGAAGGAATTTTGCACGGCGAACGGGGCGACCATCAATCTGAGCCTAAGCACTAACGACCATGTAACGGATTCGTGCGGGTTGGTTGACGTCAAGTTTACAGACCTGGCAGTCACTGTGACGGCTCAGCCTGTCGGCGAGCTGATGACTGATGAGGAAATCCAGAAGATACTCAACCAGCAAAACAGTGGCGGCAGTTACACCGGACGGCTTCGTGGGCGCAGCATGAGGGCGGCGACCGCCATGCAGCTTTGGCTTCGCATCGAGGACGACGACGACACCTTGGACTTTAAGCTGCCAAGTGCAGCCGTTTCCGCCGGCGGGTCCGTCTATGGCATCACATCCATGCGTAATTCTGATCTGACTTGGCAATCGCTGCGCACATACACGGGCGGCGTGCGAAATCGAGTCATTGAGGCCGTTATTCCATGACCATTACAGCAGGAGGCATTGCGATAGCTGGGGCCGACTCCGGCAAAGTCGAGGATGAACAGGGGTTTACCCTGTCATTCTCCGACGCCGATTCAGTCGAGCCTATTATCGGCGCGGACGGTCCCGCCATGTTTCGGCGCAAGAATCGCAGTGCCTCCTGTTCTTTTTCCGTCGTCTATGAGTATGCTACGCCAGCGGCTGCGATTGCTGCGCTTATGGGGTGGAAGGACGACTTCACGGCTCCGGTAAGCGTGACATTTGCGGAGTCTGGCACGGTACTTTCCTTGGCTGACGCACTTGTCACCCTAGCAAACGGCTCGCGGCAGGGATGCAGTGTCACCATTCAGTGGCAAATCACCGGACGAATCGCATGAAACACCGACTCAAGAGCCGTGAAGAAGCTGCTAGGGAATACCTGCGGCGTTGCGTGCAACGTGACATCGAGCGGAAGTCCGATGCCGATCGCGTCATTGAGTGGCTGGCATGGGGCATTTGCGCTGGCTTTGTTGCTGTCCTTGTGCTTGCTTTCCTAGCGTGACCCCTCAGGACTACTTCCGCAAGAAAACGCCACTCCTGACAGAGTTGCGGACGCGGGAGTTTGCTCGCCTTCCCCTGTGGATCAAAGAGCAGTCTTTTTTCATGGCTGGGGTAATGCGGGCCGAAGCGCTCAACACGTTTCGGCAAGCGGCGCAGGGCGTTATTGACGGCACCGTCAGCGAGCAGGAGGCTTTGCGTATCATTCGCGAGGGACTTAAGACGTCAGGCTACAAGCCCGAGCCGGGGCAGGAAGGCACCATCAAGGATCTGAACTCCGTGCATCGGCAGGTGATCAATCTGCGCACTAACGTATCCCTCGCTCAGGGCTGGGCGTGGGATGCACAGAGCCGTCAAGCGTGGGAAATATACCCTGCTCGGGAGCTGATTCGTGGGCGCAGGCCGGATGAACCACGACTATGGGAACAAAAGCTATGGCCGGACGCAATCGGACCTAGCGGAAGCGGAGCAAAGCCAGAAAAGATGGCTGCATTGATTGATGACCCGATCTGGGTTTACCTGTCAGACTTCGGGACGCCATTCACGCCACTGAAGTGGGGCAGCGGGATGATGCAGACTCCATTCCGGCGCACCGAAGCAATCAAGCTGGGGATCCTCAGGAGAGACCAGCAGGCAAAGCCACAGCCCGCCGGGAGCCTCAACGAGACACTGGAAGTCCAGACGCAAATCACGGACCAGCAGGCTCGGGAGGAACTGCTTGGCGACCTCCGTGGGCTTGGAACGTTTCGCGAGAATGCTCTGGTGTTTACCGACCCTAATGGCTCGCGTCCTTGGCCAGTTCCGATGTTGGCGCAGCTACTCGGGAAGATGAATATCGACGCTACCGAAAACTATCAGAAGCGTGCGCTTCGTGAATGGGTGGCTCTTGGCGGCGATTCGCGAGCGTTTGCCAAGATGGAAGAGGAGTTCGCCGGGGCGGACCTGCTAGACGACTGGAATATGCTAGTGCGTCGGGTGTCTAGGCAGGAAAACACAACATCGGCGGCGCAGGTCATCGGCGCACTGCTGCAACTCGCGGAACTTGTACTGTGACAGTCTCAATTTCCATTGCCGGGGCGGATGATTTGCAGGCCACAATGAGGAAATACCTGTCGCTTACAGGTGAGCAGGTGGCAGCAAAATCCTATGCCGTAGTCCAGAAAACTATTCGCGACAATTTCGCGGCATACGGAAAAGAAAAGCAAAACAAATTCAAAGCGCAGTCAACGGGATACTGGAAGCGAGCGGCAGAGGCGACGTTTGCAAGCTCATCTGGCAGCATGATTACCGCCGAGGTTTTTGAGGGCAAAACTTCGTTAGTCGGAGTCCGTCGCCATTACACAGGAGGCGGCGTCATCAAGCCGCGGAACACGTCCGAAATCACGGGCCGCGCCATCAAGTTCCTAACGATTCCGGCGCGGGCAGAGGCTCACGGAAAAACGGTTGGAACACTTCGTGCCACCGGGGTCAATCTGTACCGGGCGGGCGGGACGCTCCGCGAGCAGACTGGCGCAAAGCGTTCGCCTAACGATCCGGTCTATTTCTACCTTGCCAAGCAGGTTGGACCGATGCAGCCTAACCCGAGAATCCTGCCGACTGATGCGCAGTTTATGCAGGCAATTACCGAAACCATGGAGGACATCCTAGCAACACCCAATGGCTGACAAAAACCTAACGGTCGGCATCGACATCAAGGCGAACTCTGCCGAGGCAAAGGCGGCGGCGGCAGCGATGACTAGCGTTGCGAATGCAGCCAAGCAGGCGACGGTCACCGCAAACGGGGCCAGTCAGGCAAGCAAGGAACTGGGTAAGAGCAGCAGCAATTCCGCGATGGGCGTTCTTGCCCTATCCAACGCATTCCAAGACGCTCAGTACGGCATGGCAGGGATGATCAACAACATCCCGATGATGGTTTCCGGTCTTGGCCTTGGCATGGGCGTTGCCGGGGTGGCTCAAGCTGCGGCGGTTGGGGTGCAAATCCTAACAAAGAACTTTGACCTGTTTGGCACCGAGGCGGCAAAGGCAGCGGAGGAAGCAGAGAAAAACCAGCAGGAACTAAACAAGCTCGCCAACGAGTCACGCATTGCAGCAGAGAAAGCGGAAGCACTAGCAAAATCCCAGCGGGAACTCGCCAACGAACTGCGCAACACCACGACCGCTTACGATGAGGCGACATCGGCGGCAGATCGCGCATTTCGCAAGCAGGAAGAGGCGGCAGATGCGGAAATGAAGCGGACGGATGCTGCTTTTGAGAAAACCATTGCAATGATTGACCTGCAAGAGGCGGCCGGCGAAATCACCGCAGGCGAAGCAACACAAAAGCGGGCGGGTGCACGTGCGCAGGCAACGGCGCGAAGGGAGCAGATTGAGATTGAGAGGCTTAAAGCCGCGGAGCAACAAGCAAAGGTGGAAATGGAGGCGGCAGCGGAGGGAGACCGGCGCACTCAAGAGGTTCTGGCTGGCAAAATGAACCAAGCCAACGGTGAGAAAATCCTAACAGAAGCCCAGCGGAAGTATCAGGAGCAGCTACTTGATGCAAACCAGCAGTATCTTGAGACTGCCAAGGAGGAATATCTGGCCAAGAAGAAAGCCTTTGATGAGTTTAATGGGGCAGGGATCATGGACCCATCCATGCGTGCCGCTGCGCAAAATGACCTGCAAAAGCAGATGACGGACGCAGACCGCAAGGTGGCTTCCGCGAAAAAGGTGCTGGCGGAAACGCAAGGTAAGTTAGTCGAGGACGAAAAGGCTAGGACAGCAACGGGGACAAAGAGCCAAGAGGATTTCCAGCAGCAGAGAGAACAGATCGAAAGGCAAGCACTGGAGTTCCGGAAGCGGCAGGAGGAAGCGGCGGCGTCTGGGGCGTCTGCTGCGGGGCGGCGTGGCACACTGGAGGAACTGATTCCAATGCGGGCCGAGACCGAAGCAATGCGGACTTCAGCGGCAGAGCGGACCCGGCAAGCGGAAGAAAAGCGGAAGGCGGATGAGGCGGCAGCGAAGCGGCAGAAGGACGTGGACGAAGCCGCTTCTGCTGGCTCATCGCTCGCGTCTGCATTGGCTGGCAGTGGCGCAAGCTCGCAATTCATGTCGCAACTCAACGCGGCATCTGGCGCAAAAGATACTGATGCGCTGATGAAACTGCTGGAGCAGCTTTTGCCATACATGCGGACGCTTGACGACAAAACGCGGGCCAAACTCGAAAAACTACAGTCCGAACTGGACGACCTCCGTACCGCAAAATGAGTTGGACAATCCAAAGAGGCGGCGGCGCTGTGGTGTCCTTTGCTGATGCAAAGATCTCCGGGGCGCAGTGTAGCTTTAATGCGGGCGGCATTGACTCCGCATCGCTTACCCTAGCAAAAGACGCTACCACGTCACCCGCACCGTTTACCGTCAACGAAGCGGTCACTATTGCTTACTCAGGAACCACGTATTTCGTCGGCTATGTGACGCAGGTCGAGCCTTACGCGGACGGCGGCTCAGAGGGATGGACCGTCAACTGTAACGGCAAGCAGGGCAATCTGGCGCGGATTACCTATCAGCAGGAATATGCGACAGGGGCAGGGAATACGCTGGCATACAAAACCCGCTGCGTGCTCGGGCTTGCCCTTAACGGCACCGCAGAGACAACGGCGCAGAGCATAACGGATATTGTCCAGTATGCACAGAGCGCCACCGGGGTCTCTGCTGGTAGCATCCTGGCAACTGGCGCAATCTACTATCCGAAGATTGAGGTGGTGGACGCGACGGCGTGGGAGTGCATCGGGCAGGTGATGCGCTGGCATCCGGATGCGGTTCTGTATTTTGACCACGTAAGCAGCACGCTAAACGTCAAGAAGCCAGCAGCCCTAACTCCGATCATCACAAAGGCGATGAGCGGCAATGGCAGCGGTGCGCGGCAGTACCGCGTCAAGCCTCTAACAAGGCGGGCGGTGAACGGGGTGGTGCTGACGTTTGAGACATCAAACACCGTGGACGGGCAGACCTATACGTCCATCACGCAGCAGACGGCAGGAGCAACTAGCGGACTGGACATCGTGCGGCGGACGATTGCGCTTAACGGCACCGATACGGTCACGCAGTCGCAAGAGTGCCTAACGGAAACGATTCCGCAGACGGCGGGGGCGGTTACAGGCGCATGGCTGATTGACCATTTCCCGGACCTCAAAGGACTGAACCTCGGGGCGGGCATGGTTTCCGTTGTCAGCATTGACCAAGAGGTAGACACGGCCCGGAAAGTTGGTCTTGGCAGCATCCCAGAAACGGGTGGAATCCCGAAATACCCACGGGAGTTGGTTGGTGGTTCCGTCCCTCCTTGGCAAAGCGGCGTCTCGGCCTGTCCCGTCAAAGTGACCGTTGTGCTGCGCTGGGTCGGCACCGCGGAAAACGATACCATCCGCGAGCTGTTTTCCGGGGCGAAGAAGGAGCTGACCCTAACGGTTGACCTTACAGGCACGGATTGCGAGACCACGACGTACCGCACAAGCGCCACTACGGGCGGCGAGACGGCACCTGCTGGGCTGGCTCAATCCTATTACGACGCGCTGTCATCGGAGCCGCAGGCGGGCAGCGTGACGTGGGTGGATACGGAGATCGACCGCAGCATCGTGCCGGGGAAGAAGCTGACCCTGACAGGACATCACCCGGTGACTGGCGCTGTCATCCAGTCCGTCGTCGCTGACATCTTTTCGGGCAGGATTACGGTGGGCTATGGTCCGATTAACACCCGACTTGCACCGCAGGATTTCATCGCCCTTCAGCGTGGCGGCGAGCGGGCCGCAAAGCCATCGTTTTCCGGCTCCGCTGTCAGGACATCCGGGGCATTGTCCGGAAAGTCTAACGTATCCGGCAGCGTTGCGGCGAGGCAGCGGAATTCCGTTAGGGCTGCACCGCCACCGCCGAAGAAGTTTTTCACCGTCTTGGCAAAAACGAATACGTCCGTTGAGGTAGCGTCCGGACAGGTCAAGACGCCGGAGATTGACGGGAGCGGGAACCTAACGAAGATCGGCAAGACCATAACCGTTGCCGCGTCCACGCTATCGGTGGCGAACGGTGACAAGATCTGGCTACGCCTAACACATACGCTTTCCGATACGAACGTTTCCGGGGCGCTGACTGGCGGGTCTGCGGTTTCAATCACGGGCGGGCTCGGGGGTAAGGGAGGTGACGGTGGATACGGCGGCGACGGGGGCCGCGGGGGTGGCGGTGGCGCTGGTGGTGGTGGCGGCGGGGGCGGCGGTGGCGAGGAGCCAGGAGCCACCGGGCTCGCGGGGACTGCTGGAGTCAGCGGGGCCACTACAGGCATCGGCGGCGATCCGGGAGGCGAGGGCGGCGACGGTGGCGCTGGCGGATCCGGGGGGTCTGCTCTGGGTGGCGGCGCTGGCGGGTTTGGCGGAGTTGGCGGATCCGGGGCGGGCGGAGGACCGGGACAGCCTGGCGACCCTGGATATGACCCGCCAGCAGCCGGAGCCGTGGGGGGCCCGACAACAGCCGTAGTGACTGTCTTCACAACGGCCACAATCCGCCGGAAAACTTGGGCCTGCACCGCAGCCGCCATCCTTAAGCAGTCCACGACCCCAACAGATACCGACACGCTCTCCCATATACTGCTGGCTGAGATTGGCATAGCCGATTCGGTCATCACGGTCGAGCAAAGGCACGACGGCATCGTGATGGCATACCCCGTCACGGTGACGACGGTAGGCACCGCGCCCCCGTCCTAACTGTTAGCGCCCCGATCCTAACAGGAAAACCGCAGCAAAACCTTATGCGGACTGAGGAATTGCGCAGAAAATGCGCCAAAGAACGAAAATAAGTGGACGGGGAGAACGGGTCGTGTATGGTGGTCTCGTTGCCAGCAGGCAATGCAAACTCAAACCTAACGCACACCATGTCACTCACCGA